TCCGACTATTGTCGAGGGAATTATTAACGGCGCTATCGCGATCATCAATGGTATTATTTGGGGGATCAACCAATTGACTGGGGCAATCGGCATTCCGGCGATTCCTGAAATTCCAAATGTATCGTTGCCCCGTTTTCATACAGGCGGTATTGTTGATTTCGCAATGGGAGAAGGTCCCGCCTTATTAAAGGACGGGGAAATGGTTCTGACGCAAAAGCAGCAGGCCGAACTTTTCGCCCTGGCCAACGGGAACTATTCAGACGCTGCAAATTCGTCTGTTATCGTAGTTAATTCTCCTCTTTATTTAGATGGAAAACTGATTACGGACAATGTAACGAAGCACCAGTACAATGACGTTATGGCAAAGAGGTACAAAGGATGACGGTTTATTTAAACAAAATTTCCCGCCCGGATATTCTTGTTGAAACCGGGGGATCGCTTGATGAAAACGAAGCCCATGTAACTTCATCTGCCCTGCGGATTTATATGCCGGCCGATTCAAAAGATATCGCCGCCTGCGATTATATCCAATTAATTGAGAATGACATTGTAATCTTTGCCGGGACTGTTATGGAAGCTGAACAAGAAAACCTGGATAACGTGGATCTGTCTTACAAGATATATAATCTCACCTTGACGAACAACTCCGATTATATAGCCAGCGTTTTTGTTGATATGACGTTTCCGTCCGGCGCCAGCGTTACCCAGATTTTAATGGGAAACAGACCGGGCCAGTCTTGGTATGATGCATCTCTCGGCGAGTTCTACGGCATTATTCCGGTTAGAGTGGAAAATGAAGGAATTACCGTCGGGGAAATTGACGATTTTACTGGAATAACCTTAAACAGCCCGGCTTACTTATGGGGACAGATTGTTTCCTCCGTGATAGATCAAATGGCAGATGTATGCGGGGCTTGGTGGGAAATCACCCCGGATAAGGTCTTCAATATGCGGTATACCTACAACCGAAACACCGCGCCGATCAGCCTTGATTCCGATTCAGCGGTTTATAACGTAAATGTCACCCGCGATTCTTTTACCATGTATTCCGCTGTCCGGGTGGTCGGCGGACAAAGCAAAGGCCAATATCAGGAATTCCAAATCAAAAGTAACGGGGAAACCGGACTTCGCTTTGAAAGGCTCTCGCCTCAAATCGTTAGATGCAAATATCCTCTGTACTCTATGAGTAATGCAATTCAAAGCGGAGCTACATCTTCAACCGTGCCGGCTAATGTAAAAATTGGATTCAACGGAATTGACGATGACGACGACACGGTACAGGCGTTAATGAGTTATGGCGGATATGAAATTGAAATGAAAGACGGTTACGAATGGCTTGATCTTTCAAACGGCGGGTATATCCAGGTTAATGGATATCCTTTAATCCAGGTCTACTCGCGGCTGGTTGATGGAGACCTAAGAGAAAAAATCAAAGCCCAAAGAGGCGGCTCCGGTATTATTGAATATCTGATCGAAGATGAAACCATAGTAGATTTTTCGGACGCTGCTTTAAATGCGGAAACATTTTTGCAGCGTGCTGCGCAGCCAGCCTTTACGATTTCATTTTCCACATTAATTCCCGGCTGGTCTGCGGGACAGCTTCTGACTGTAGATCTTCCATACTTTAATACATTTGGAAATTTTCAGGTGACTTCTGTTTCCGCTAAGAGTATCTTGTCTGAAGACAGCGGAACTATATGGGAATATTCGGTAGAAGCTTCCACCATTTCATACCGTGATAAAACAAAAACGCTATTTTTCCAGCCTAAAAAAATCACGTTCGAAATGGACGGAAGCCTCCCGGCTGCTGACGGCCAGTATATTAACGACGATATTAATATTCAAACTTATATTATGGCGTTTAAAACGCAGTCGATGGACTGGCGCACGTTAGAAGGAATCGCTCCCAGCTGGACCGTTTGGGAAGAAATCTTTCCTTCGTGGCTTGTGTTTGAAAAAGCCGCCAACGTAAACACCTGGAGCGAAATCGAAAGTACAATCAAAAACTGGCGCGGCTGGGAAAAAGCATATCCGTCTTGGTTTGTTTTTGAAGAACTCATAAAGGGGTGGTACTATTTGGGAAACTATTTAACGCCTTTTGCGAAACAAAAGCTGCTGAAGCTTATTCAAGGGCAGGGAGCTGCCGGGGATTTATCCGGAATTAATCTAGTATCAGATTTATATTTCACCACAGATGCATCAAGTAATTTTCATCTGCCGCCAGCAGATATTGTTGAAGTTAGTTCAACCAGTGTTACAGCCACTTATTATCTACTGCCAGATCAACTCCAGGAGAAAATATCCGGCCTGCAAATGTATTATAACGGCTCTCAACAAAACGAACCGATTCTTCAAGCCGCCGTTAATATAGACCGTTCTCCGGATAACCCGGAGGGTGAATTTGCTATGACACTCAGCGTCAGACATGCCATTTTATAAAGGAGGAGCACTATGAGTTATCAATCCACAACGCCAAATTTTGATTTACCGCAATGGGTATATTCTGACCCGCCGCAAATGAATGATTTTAATACCGCTTTCGCTAACATTGACGAAAAAGCTATACCAAATGATGAAAAAGGTGCAGCTAATGGTGTAGCAACCCTAAACAGCTCCGGCAAGCTGGCTCAAATGCCGTCTGCCTCTGATGTGGGAGCCTTACCAATTACCGGCGGAGAAATGCAGGGAGCATTAAAGCTGAAGGCTAATCAGTACGGCGGCAGCGGACCAGCGGACGAAAAATACGCATTAGACTGCCAAAATTCTAATATCGTTAATGTAAATCGTATCTTGACTGCCGACCCAGCGGGAAGCGCAAGCGAGGGGTGGGGCTTTCAAAGAGAAGGTGATCCAGATGCCTATGATGTTATTTGGGCTTCAAACGGCACCCTGTATTTTACCCCGGGCTTTAAATATAACACGCCTCCTTATCCAGCCAATCAAAGGGTTTTAGCC